TTCATATACTGTTCTTACATCTGTAGGATTAAAACCACTTGCAATAGTAGATAAATCAATACTACCAGCAAAACCACTACCTACTGCAGTAAAGTCTAAGCTGTTACCATTTAAAGATACATTAGAAACGTAGTCTACACTATCTGTAGATGTAATTCTTAATTCTGAAGCAGAGACTCTAGTTATACTAGAAGCCCCTGCTGCAGAAAGTGTAATTGTATCAGTAGAAGAGTCACTGCCTATTAACCTAAAGTTAGTTGTGTTAGCAGGAACATCTAATAAATACGTTGTGTTAGCTGTAGAAAATCCTAAGCTTTTTACCCATGCTGTAGTTGCAATCTTATTGGAATTATCAGATGTAGCAACTGTAACCCCAGTAGCGGCCCCAAGACTAGTGGAGCCGCTAACTGTTAAGTCACAATTTATAAGAACATCACTTAAAAACTTTTTCATTCTTACAACTTTAGGGTAATAAATTTAATAGTTAGTAAAGTATTAAGCTACTTTCATAACCATTATTTGCAATGCGCCATCTTCTTGTACAGTACAAAAATCTAGTTCTACATTGTCAGCGTCTACTCTGCGTACATCACATTCTACAGTAGCTCCAGTTGCTAAGTCCATAACCTGTACAATACAGAAAACAGAATTAAGTGCGTGGTTTACAGCAACTGTAGTTTCCCCACCTGGATTTAAAGGTGCAGTGTAACGTAACTTAGCAAGACTTGCAGGAGTTACTGCTCTTGCAGTATCTGTCATTGCATTAGTCTCACTTGTAGTAGCAAGTTCTACAATCCCTTGGTTAGCATCTGTTGCAACCTCAGCGTCAATGGTAAACGCACCACTACCACCTACAGTTACATCAATACCTTCACCAGCAGTAATTGTAATACCTTCTCCAAGTAAATCACCAGCAGAAATGCTTTTAACAACACCTGCTTGCTCAATCAAGACATTACGTCCTGTCATGCTGCTTTCACTAGCAATAGAACCAATATGGAAAGCTTGATCTACAGTAGACCAGTAACCAGCACCTTCATCCCATAAGAATGATACGTTATCTGCAGTACCTCTTTCAATTTCAAGACCTGCATTTTGTGAAGGAGCACCAGCTTCATCTCTATTAAGAAGAAGAATGTTATCACCAATCTCAACTGTATTAGAGTTGATGTATGTTACAGTACCATCTACAGTAAGGTTACCACCTACGTAAGTATCACCAGCAACACGTAACATATAAGTAGCATCAGCTGGTACAACACCAATACCAACGCTACCATCAGACATGATAGTCATACGTGCATCTGCAATAGTAGCACTATCACCAGCTACTACATTATCTAATGCAAAGTGTAAAGCACCACGACCATGAGCATCACCAGTATTTTCAGCAATAACTGCAAACTTTTTCCAAGCATCTTCATTATCAGATACACGGAAATGTAAAGACGCAAAGTCTTCTGCAGCTGTACCAAGTGAATCAGTTTCAATCAATACAGTACCTACTGTATTTCCTTTACCTACAATGTGAAGATCAGCTTCTGGAGAAGTAGTGTTAATACCAACATTGGTACCGTCACCATAAACTACTGAATCAACAAGCTCACCCGCAGCGTTATCCCACTTAGGTAAGAAGTTATCAGTAAGTGCATCAGCACCTTTAAGACGAATTGCATCACCATTAGTGTCAATACCTGTTGTAGTAGCTACATCAATAGTAATAGAACCACCTAGTTCTACTTCACCACCACCAGTAAGACCGTCACCAGCAACAACAGTTACACTGTCATTTACAAGTGAAGCATTAACGATACCAGTAAGTTGCAACTCAGTACCTGAGAATGCAAGACCTGTACCTAATGACAACCACTGAGCAGAGGTAGCAGACTCATCCCAGAAAAGGATTCTGTCAGCACCTGGACCTGCATCTGCTAAGTCTTCAATACCAAACTTGTTAAGTTCAATAGTTGCTGAATATTCACCATCAGAAGTAGTGCTCTCTACAATAGAGATACCTTTACCAGCAGCACCCGTAATAGATACGCTTGTAATGTCACCAGACATAGATTGCCAGCTGCTACCATTGTAGTAGTACATCTGACCATCACCAGTGTTAAAGTAAATTTGACCATCACCAGGACTACCTGGAGCAGTTGCCAAATTGTGAATAGATGCATTGAGTAACTCGCATTTCCCAAGATCTATTGCAGTTAAAAATTTCTTAGCCATGACTAAATTTTTAATTTGTTGTTATTAATTTAAAATTGCTTTTCCGGAAAAAGCTGCGCAAAATTCTATTGTAATTTGACTCTGTGAGTTTACTGTAACAGCACCCTCTACTTCTGTACCGGCTGAGTCAATTACGGTAACAGAAGGTCTTTTATTAAGATTATGATTAATCACCCAGGTATCAGAAGGAGAAGATTGATTATGCTCATAACTACTCCTATAGTTAACTGAAAGATTTTCTGAATTTCTTCTATGAATAGTAAACGTAGAATTAATACCATGATCTATTGTAATATCTACAACAGAGTCATCGTAAGCTTCATTCCAACGCGTAACATCTGCAGGGTCTGCTTCTGTTCTTACCCAATGATCATACTGCCATATAAATAAAGCAGCAAGATCTAGGTCCCATACAGCAAGTCCTGAATGAGTAGCACCCAAAGACATTGCTTGTCTCTGAGAAGTAGTCTTGTTTTGAATCCTAGCATCTAAGAGTTCATTCTTAGCAAGACTTATATTACTATAAAATATTTTCTTGTTTTGTGCCATCTTAACTTAAGTAAGCGTAACCTGCAACAGGTTCACTAAATTCAACTTGAATAGTATTTATATCTACTACTCTAGTTATACCATCAATTTCATTTCCATTTAGATCTGTAATCAATTCATTACCTGGCACAAATTCCAAGTCATGTTTAATTAACCATACTGTTGAAGGTTCTTCTTGTGTAAACACAAACTTATCTACAGCAGTGTTATCAATATTAATAATAGGATTAAGATTGATTCTTGTTACTGCACCACCTGCGTTAATTTCCACTATATTTTCATTACCATTAATACCCGTATTGTAAACCACTCTAGCTGTTTTAGAAGAGCTAGAAGCAGCATAACGGTAATGAGAGTCATTAGAAGAAATACCAGTTCTGTTATCAATGTATACAGGTAAATTTGAAAAGTATCTGATTTGACTATCCGTTAAATCATCTGAACCTTTTAACTTTTTCCATTCACAAAGCATCATTTCTGCTTCTAGTATTTCAGTAGGCTTTGTTTCACAGCAAGGCTCTATACCATATCTCTCTTCTAGAAATACACTATATACAGAATTAGAATACTTAGCATAAAGCTTATTAGTACTCTTTTCATAATTTAATGCTGTGCTTTTCTTAGCCATTTTACTTTTTCTTTAAACTCTTTTGGTATGCTTCCATACAGTTAGAGCAAACTTTTTTTCCATCTATTGCAGTTCTATTTTGACAACCACAACTTAATTTTGATTTACAGTTAGGACAAATAGCCATTTTGGTTTTAGCTTTTAGGTTAAACACAAACTTTCTCTAATCTTTTTAGAGCGTATATAAATAAATCATAACCCTCTTTAGGTTCATGACAATATTCTACTTTAGCCTTAGCAGCATCAAACATTGATTTAATCAATCTCATCTCAGCTAATAAGTCTAATTGAGTATCTGTAGGATCATAGGCACCTAAATCTATTTCCCCTAGCTTAGAATAATAAAGATCTAAAGCTTGAGTCATTCTTAAGTGGTTATACTCTACACGTACATATTCATTAGGAGATACACTATAGCGTATTACATAAATTCCGTCACCTAATTTTGCCGTAGTTGTATCACAACCAGACATTTGTACACCTAATGTACAAGCATTTAAAACATAATTAAAACCTGCAATAGCTTCAATGTCTTGGGTTTCATTAAACCCTGGTGATAGTATTTCTAAAGTAGCACACTCAATGCTTAAGTCTTTGCTATAAGCACTGGTATCTACTACCCTGAAAAGTTTAGGGTTAGTAGTTTCTAACACCTCTAAACTTAATTCATGTTTTGTGGCCATAATATTCGTATTAACTAAGCAACTAGGCTTATAAATAATGTACTAAAAATTTAGGTTATATCAAAGAAAAAAGGGGACAGAGTATACACCCCATCCCCTTTTTAAATTATAAGTAGTTACTTCTTAGTAAAGCTCTACATCAACATCAGCAGCAGTTGCAATAGCATCTGTGATTGACTTGATTTCAGCTATCAAAGCAGCATCAGTAGCATCAACAGCAATACATAGTAAGTATTGGTCTGAGTTATGCATACCTGATGGGTTGTAAGAACGTGGAATGCTGTGCAAGATGTTAAATGTCTTGTAGCTAGCAGTACGATCTACTTCAAAAGCAATAGCATCAGTAATCTCACGAATACGTGGGTCATTGTTGTAAGGCTCTTGAGCATAACGGTTAGAAAGAATAAACTCACGGATAACAGACTCACCAAAACCATTACCTTGAACAGCAGGAGTAATTAAAGCGTCATCAAAGTCACTAACACAAATGTCACCTGACTCATTTAATTCTGACAACAAAATTTGTACTGGCTCTTTTTCAAAGAAGTCAGTTGGACGGAATGAACAGTCACCAAATTTAGTGTCAACATAAGCACCTTTTAAAACTAATCTACATACGTTACCATTAGTAGTAGCAGCAGTAATTGCTGTCCATACACCTGGAGCAGTTTCTTCTTCTACATGAGCTGCTATAAAAGGACTTACTAATGGATCGTTTGAAATAGATTCAGCTAAACCTAACAATACTTTAGAAGCATCTACTACAGCAACGCCATCAGCACAATCAGTAAAGTAGTCAGCAACAAAGTAAGAGTTACGACCTAAAAAGCGTAGTGCAGGAGAACCTTTAACATCAACACGTAGGAAAATAGTCTTTCCACCTGGGAAAGTACCTGCAGCAGATGCAATAGTAGCAGCAGATGAAGTAGAAACAGCTGCGTCAACTTCCCAAATTTTAGAAACAAATTTTGGGTTAATGCCTTTAGATTTTACAGACTCTTGGTAACCACCGTGATGAGGACCAATTTTGTCTACACTGTGAAGGCTACCTTGAGCCAAAGTGTAAAGACCGTTTGCAGCAACTGTAGCAGGATCTACAGAAGCAAAAGTTTTGTCTAATAGGGCAACTTGGCCACTACTTAGATTTTCAGAAGATACACCTGCACCAACTGCAGCAGCTTTAGCTAGGAACATCTTTTTGTAAGCATGGGGAAAATAAGCCATGATTAAAAGTATTTAAATTAAAAAAATAGATAGTATAAGACCTCGTGCCTTATATTATAATATACAAAATAAATTATTAAGTATTACGTTGTCCAGCAGTTGTTTCACGCTGATAATTAGTAACATCCATAATATCTCCAGCAATAATTGCTACTGCTTCGTCAATAATGATCTCAGCAATATCGTCCTTAAATTCACAGGGCACGTCTCCAGTTGAGACTGAGCCACTATAAGGATCTTTACATCCTGTAATTTCAATATTTCTAGGAGATCTGTAGTAAGTAAGTGTAGGTTTGAAAATCGTAAAATCATTATTACTGTAGATTCTGATTCTTCCACCTGCAAGAGTACACACACTTTCTCCCCAATCATAATCTGGTCTTTTAAGTGGATCTCTTAAAATGAGATCTATATTTGCCTCTTCTACTAAATAAGTAGTCATATCTCTAGGAGGGCAGCAATCTGTTTTAGCCAGAGTGCTAACCCTCTTAAAAGAGAGATAGTTATTGGGAAGAGAATTACTTACATAAACGTTATCTGATTCAATACCTTGTAAATCAGTAGTTTGCAGTAACTCTTGTAAATCATCTATGAGTGTCTTAGATTGCTCATCACCTTCTTTAAAAACGTTGTTGCCATGCAACTGTCTTCTAACCCATTCTATTTGGGCTTTATTGAACGCTTCTACTATTTGCCAACACTCTATGTTATCATAGTCGTTGCTGGCCAGTTTGTTAAGCCTTTGCTTAAACTTAATTTGCAGTGTAGTATTGTTCATAGGTTCTAGCTACCACAAGCTTCACAATCTTCAGGATTATCAAGATTACAACTAGGTTGCTCTCTTTCTTCCAAATCTTTTACAAAATCTGCAAAGTTATCATCCATTTGAAAATCATCTTTTTCACTCATGATTATTTATTTAAGAGTTCCACATTCCTTCTACGTTGCTCATTAGTTTAAGCATAACCTCTTCATTAAGAGGGTTCTTTAAAAATGCTACTACATCAGAAGGTGTACGCCCTAAAGCTGTACCACTTTCTAAATCATAAATCATACCATCTGATTTAGTAGTAATCATTCTATATTGCGTGGCATCCTTAACAATTGCTTTCAACTTTAATGTTTCCATATCTAGTCTACTAGTATCTAAGAATACCTGAGCTGTCTTTTTCTTATCTCTGTCTACACCGAAACCATTTATATAGTTGTCCATGTTTTCATAGATAATGTCATTTGGCGTGTTCTTAGTATACTGAGTACTGTTGGCATCAACAACTTTAGCAACCAAGAACATTTTATTAGACTGCTTGTCAAACATCTTCTGTAACTCAGACAAAGCTTTGTTACGTAGTTTAGAGATCTCTGTACGGTTAGCAGCCGTAGTTTCCAATTTGTCAAGAAAGAATTTAGGAGGTGTTGGTTTATTCCTAGCATCTTCCAAACTCTTTGATACAATACTAAAGCCACCAGCTTCAATAGAGTACAGTTTAATTAAATCATAAGGGTCCTTTACAGGATCCAAGAATACTGGTTCATTACCACATCTAAGTGTAATTCTACTCCAGAACTCATCATTATCTGGTCTAAGAAGTTTAACCTCTTTCCAGAAATCTTTACTTTCAGGATCAATAACATTAGCTGCTAAGTCTTGCTCTAGTGAAGCAACTACTTCACGTATCTCACGAATCTTAGCTTCTTTTTCATCTGCAGGAAGTCTTTTAACATCCGGTGCAAATTCATTTAATCCTGTCACATATCTCTTGATACCATTTAGTTCTAGACAAGCTAGTTGTTCTTCATGATATACTCCATCCATTAGAGACATCTGATAATTTTCTAATCCCATGTTACTTACACTAGGATCAAAGTAAGGCTTAATGCTTACTTTACCTGATTTTCCAATCTGGTACTTTTCAATAATAGTTACACTCATGTTGCTGGTTTTTAAGTTGTATACTTAGTTGCTTGCCAGGTTTACCACTCCTGATATAGTAAGGTGTACAACAAGCGTTTAAAGAAGATTGGGAGAGGTTTTACCCTCTCCCTTTCTACTTAGTAATCTTAGAATGATCCTCCTGTTACAGGGTTTCTCATTACAATCTTCAATACCTTAGTTGCATCTTTAACCCAGATAGCAGGCATTGTTTGTGTCATGAATACACGGTATCCGTTGAAGTTTCCAGAAGACTGGAATCCTTGTGAACGTCCCATGTAATCCATAGTACCATTTTGGTAGAACCACTTCAATTGGTTATCCCAGTTCAATTTCAACAAGTAGATGTTGTCGTTACCATTTTCAGTAACATCAAATACTACAAAGCTGTAAGAGCTTAGTGGGTGACCATCTACTAGAGGGTTCTCAATATCATTAGTGTGCAAGTTATCAAACGCAGCGTTCAATACAAACTTAACGTTAGCCAAGAAAGGAATAACGTAAGAAGTGTATGCAAAACCAAAGTTTAAGTCCATGCTAGTACCTGATACTGCACCTACGTCAGTAGCATTAAATACCATACCTGCAGCACCTGCTTCAGCTTTAATAGCTTCGTTAACAAGCTTCATACCACCCATACCAGTTTGAACAATGATCTGACGCTGTGGATCTGGTCCAGCAAGCTCTACACGTCCTTGGTAGAAGTTCATCAATTCTGCTTTGAACATATCTAGTGAGAAACCAGACTTGTTATATACTCTCTTGAAAGAGTTATCAAGCTGCTTCCACAAACCTACAGATAGACGTACATCATCTGGTCCGTCTTGACGTACACGTCCACCGTGACCCCACATTAGGTAAGTTTCAATATCCTTAGCAATTTTGCTTAGGTGAGCTGCTTCCAAGCTAGTAACAAAAGTACGGCTCAAAGAACCATTTTCCATACTACGCTTAACTGCATCTTTACCCATTTTAGATACCATATCTTCCAAAGAAGAAATTGAAGGATCCATAGAGTTATCCATGTTTCTCCAGATTTCAGTTACTGGAACTGTACCGTCAGCACGCATACCACCTTTCATCATCATGTCTGCACGTGAAGAAATGCTGTAGTGTACGTGAGCTTCTGCACCACCTACGTAGTTATAGAATTCACGGTATCCAGTAGTCATGTCACCCATGTCAGAGAATCTTTCACCGTACTCACCTCTTGCAGAACCTTTGCGGAAGAACTTAGTACCTGATGCTAAGTAATCATTTGCCAAGAACTTCAAGTTGTCGTTGTTTACCAACTGTACAGTGTAGATAAATCCGTCACCAGCAGGAAGAATATCTTCTGCAGTTACATACAATTCAGCACCGTTGTACTTATCATATGTAATGATGTCACCATGACCAAAAGCACGCTTGTTAAGTTTGATTTTGAACGTAGTTCCATCAACACCTTTTCTAGCATTAGCAGCTTCAATATCTTCAATAACGTAAGGAAGATCTTGTGCTACCGGTACTTGCCATTTGTACTCACCACGAGCGTTGTCTACAGTGATAGTGTTTTTACCACCAAATGATGCCATCTGATATAGTGGCATTTCAACCTTTTGAGCTTGTGCCCAAAGGTCAACAGGACCCATATCAGTAGGTTCCGCACTACCCAGCATGTTAGCCAAGTGGTAAGAATCTACATGAGAAGAGGTCTTGTAAGTAGTATCTCTTAGGAAGATACCATTGTTTAAAACAGGAGTTGCCATGTTTCTCTAATTTAGATTGATTAATATTTATTGTTAAAATCTTTTAAATATGTTAGTTGGTCTAGGTAATCCCTTAGACTTTCTAACTTGTTTTTCTTCTGCTACAGTTGAAGAATTTCGCTTACTTTGCTCAGTCTTCAATTGTCTTACTGTTTTTTCTACAGTTTCTGCTTTAGCTCCTTCTTGGATTTTACTATGGTAACCATCTCTATCTGATAGTAGCCATAATGCTTCAGCAATCAATTCATGGTTAGGTTCAACGTATTGATACTTTTCTAATAAGTGACCTAACATATTAGTTGGTCTACCTGAAACAGATTGGTAATTTGGTTCAACCAAACCTTGGTACAAACTAGCTTGAACTTTCTTATCAAGTTTAATACCACCAAGCTCTCCAGCTTTTAAAGTTTCATATACGTTTTCCATATAGTTATTGGCAGCTTCAGCTTGTTGTTGCTGACGTTGTTGTTGTTCAGCAAGCTTTTGTTGTACAACCTTTTCTTGCATCTTATCAAGTTTAGGTTTGAATTTATTAGCTAACTGCTCTAATCTACCAATGTCTTTATATGAATCTATCTCTTCTTGAATTTCTTCTATATCACCAAAACCTGTTGCAGATAAATAATCTCTTACAATAAGTTCTTGATCCGCTTCATTAGAAGGATCCAATTCTCTTGCTTGCTCTACTTGTGCAAGTGTTGTAAACAAACCTTTTAAGTCTGTACCACCATCTGCAACATATTTAGCAGCAACTTGCAATTCTTCTGGTAAAGATTCAAAAAATTCTTGAGGAGTTTGTTCTCTAAGTTTTCTTTCTCTTTCTTGGAAGTTTGCTTCCAACAGTTCTTGAAAATCTTTAGCACTATACTCTTCAATAGGTTTCTCATCATCAAATGGAATTAACATTTCATCTTCAATGAGTTTACCAAATACATCAGATACACCTTCAATCTTTTTACGACCTCTTTTTTTAGGAGCGTCATCATCCTCTTCTTCAGGAGATTCTTCTACTTCTTTAAGAACGTTGTCAAAAGATTCTACTTCAGCATCTTCTTTAGTTTCTTCTAAAACTTCTTTACTAGCCTCAGCTACTTCAGAAATTTCTTCTTCATCTTCACCATCAAGAAAAGACAAATCTGTCTTTTTATTTGAAAGAACGTTTGCAGTTGGAGCTGCTTCTTTAGTAGGCACTGTAACTGAGTCAGCACCAGGCATACCAAAGATTTCATCTAAGTCTACGTTTACCTGGGTAACATTAGTAGACTCTTCTACTTGTGGGTTTTTTTCTTCACTCATAATATTGTTGGTTTTCTCTCACTATTAATATACAAATCTCCAAGGAATAAACCTTGGAGATTTGATAGAACGTTATAAAATAAATGTGTTTTTCAACAGTATATAGCTAAGACCTATTTGTCTCTTTTGTTAGAACTATTCTTTTGAGGGACATCATACTTGTTTTTGTTCTCTCTAGCTATTTCTAATTGAGTTTGAGTCATACGCTCTTTAGCTTGAAGCTCTTCTCTTTTAAGAGAAATGTTTTGCTGTTGTATAACTTGCTTATTTACATCAGACTCACGTTTTTGTTGCATCTGTGCTTGGTATCTTTCAGAATCTCTTACATCTTTCAAGGCGTCTTGATAATCTGATTGCTGATTCTTATTAATATCTTGCATTGCACCATAGCCTGCAGATTTAATCTCTGCTTGAATAATTCTAGACTGACGGTCTTTATCATTTTGTTCAGACTCAAATTGTCTAGCTAATTGTTTTTCTTGAGCTTCAACCTGTAATCTTTCTTGTTCAATTTGTACTGCTTGTTGTTGTTGAGCTTGTCTTTCTTGAACTTGTTTTTGCTCAGCATCTTTCATAATAGTAGTAACTTCAGCAATACTATCAGATTTAATAATGCTACCTAGATCATATATACTTGCTCCAGTAGTATTATTAGTTAAAGCCATCTGCTTAAGCTGTTCAAGAATTCTTCTATGATTAGCTCTAGTAGTACAGAAAATATTAAAGTCTCTCATTAGTAAACTAGTACCATCTATAGAGAAGTTAACTTTTTCAGCTTCTGAAGTCATATACTGCAATCTAACAGAAGGATTATTACTATGATAATACTGTGCTAAGTCTGTACGCATTTGATGCACTCTAGGCATTAAATGATCAGAGTGCTGAATAAAATAACTTTCAGTTTGAGCATAAGAACTTTCTAAGGATGCTTGCACCCCTGTTGCAGTCTGTTGCTCATTAGCACCACCTAAACGCTGTGCATTAACTCCAATAGCTTCAAAGGCTTGATTCTTAAAATAGTTTGCAAGCTGAGTTCTAGAAAGTAACCTTTGAGTTTGCTCTAGGTTTAGCACTTGATAGTGCTGAAAGTTAAGAGCGTTTTCAGTATTTGTAATAGAGGTATCTAAAGGCAACATGCTAAAGTCTTTCATAGCAGTGTATGCCTTAGCCAAATTGTTTTTGCCCCAATCTTCTCCTAGTGAGTGACGCGGAATAGCATTTTGATCTAACATAATTACAGTACCTAGCTCATCTACTAGAATATCTGCAATTTGATTATTTACAATATTGTATCCAATCTGGTAAGGCTTCATCATATCTACTAAAGATACTGACTTTGTGTTTCTATCAGAGAACACGGCACCTTCTACAGGAAGTTTACAACCATATAGTGAACTATCACCTTTAAATTGGAATTTAAGTCTTCCAGGTTTAACTCTATCAATACCTAAATACAATGAATCAACACCACTTGGACTAGTCATACCCCAATAAGTAGGGTGATTAGGTCCAATCTTAACGCCACCCCAAACTTCATTAATCCATATCCAATCAATATGATCTCCAAAGATTACATTTTCTTTACTTTTTTGCTTGGTAACATTAGTGTTATATAATGGTTTGTCAATTACAACATAATCATCTGTAATAATATCTTGTACTACACTACCATCTTCTAACACTTTAGTAAGATGGCCAACACGTCTTTGACTTTTCCAGTATACTGTACTTACTCTAAGCATGAACGTATTACCAAAATCAAATAAATCTTCAGATTCACCCAAAATAAAGTCTACAATATCACCACCTGCATTCAGTCCCAGATCAGTACCAGCCATAAACTGACGGTAACCTAGTGATCCATTTTCAATACTATTCCACTCATGTGATTTAGTACCATCATAAAAAGAACCATCATTAGGTGTACCTGGAATAGCATATCCTGCTGCTCTTGAAGGGTATATACTTTCTAAATCTTTAATTTGATCTTCACTCATTAAGTAACCATACTTGTCAATGACATCAGCAACACTCATCATGTCTGACTTACCAACCCAGTTAGCTTGAGAAATATATCTTACATCTGGAGACTTATGATAAAAAGTAAGAACGGGGTTCCATAACTCTACATCATAATCATCTTCACCCATTCTAAAATGCCAGAATTCTCTATCTGTAATAAGCATATCACGGAAAGCTCTTTCCTCTAGCTCATACATTTTAAATCTTTCTTCATCTACTTGAAGCTGATGATTAGCCCACTCTTCTACTAAAGACTTATAGTCTTTACGGAAAAAGTCTTCTATTTCAGGAAGAGTCATTAGACTTTCCTTACTCATCATTTGTTGGATTTTAGGATCTTGTAAGTCAGCACCTTGGGCGGCAAGCTTTCCTATCATTTCTTGAGCTACTTCAGTTAAAAGAGTTTCCTCAATCATGTTTCGCTTCTGCTCTAACATCTCATTATAAGAGATATCATCTACAGCTCTAAATGTTACTTTAGCATACTTAGAGGCAAACTCACCCATAAGAACATTAATAACATTTGGAATGATAGGATAAAACTTAAGCTCTAAAGCTGAAACATCTTCTTGAGTTAACTGGTCTACTAAATCAGCATAGAGATTATCTTCCTCCATGATGTAGTCAGTCTTATCTATAATACCTTTAGCAAGCTTATAGTTTTTGAGCAAACGTCTAGAATTTCTCTTGAGTTGCTTTTGACCTTGTACTTCAATCCAATCTATGTTCCATGCAGCCCATTCTTCATTCTTCTTCTTTTCTGGAAGAAACTGAGTAGGTTGTTCAAGAGTACCCATCTTGTTTTTTTCAACCTTAGCACCAGCCTTAGCTTGCATTGCATTTATAATTCTTGGCATGTTACTTTAAATTTTTAAAAGCTGATCGCTTTCCTTTACCTCCAATAGCACCTCTTATGTTCCCTCCAATATGTCTAAAGGGACTCATATTTAATTTAGTCATTTTCTGCGTATTATCCAATTTTACAGACGACTCATTATCAATTCGTTTCTGGTAACCACGGTTAGCTTGTTGCACTTTAGCAAAACTTATCAAAGCAGCAAAGGATACTAATCTATCCACGTTGACACCTGGCTGGTAAGCTTGCATCTCTTTCATTAACATTATATCTGGTATACGTTCTACACCAAAGGTTCTTTTTAGTATAGTCCCGTCTGCATCTGTTTCAACATCTATCTCCTCTTTTAAGTACTCAATAGCGTAGTTAATTAAATGATTCTTAAATAGTGTACCTGTGTTTTTCCACCCATACTCTGAGTATACACTCCGGTTACTACCTAAGTCTTTTAAGAAAAGTACTTGATCTTTAGGAACAAGCCACTTTTGCTTACGCTTAGCAATCATGTACTGAATAAATAAAGATACGTTATTCTCAACTAGAGTCCAGGCTTTATAGTATTCTATAATTTTTTCTAGTTGCTCATGTGTTTTATTAATATCATCATATCTACCACACCAGGCAGCTACAATCATATCACCTTCCACATAGCTCTTAGGACCCTCGTCAGTAAGCTTTGTAACTTCAGTGGGGTTCTTATATACATAGATACTACAAAGTGACTCAGAGGTGGTTGTTTTACCCTCACCTACGGGATCCACACTTGCATAGTACTGACCAAACTCTATTTTATCTGTAGGTCTTTCATAAACACAAAGTACTCCTGTTTTATCTTCTTGACGTTTATCTACAGGAAAAGTATTAATAGGCTGCTTTCTACTTTTATGCGCAACAACATCTACCCCATTATCTGCCCACTCTAATTCTAAACACTCTATAGGATAGTCTTTATCTTCTATCTTTTGTGTTTGTGTGGAAACAAGGTTTTGAGGGAAGAGGGACTCTTTACGATATGCAAACGCCTCAGCAATATTTGTTGGTTTTTGAGAAATTCTCAGCTGATATTGCTCAGGACTTAAATCTCTTTTCCAAGTCGTTCTCTCTTCCTGAATAGCTTCAAATGCTTCTTCTACTAATGAATTACCATAGTCATCAATAAAAGGTGGCATACTCCACTGCTCAGGAATAAAAAGTCCCACTTCACCTCTACTCCCTTTACTATCTAGCAGGTTGGTTTTAACTGCATAGATATCGTTGGCTTTTGGGTTTAAGACCATATTCTTTAATGGTTCACACTGATCTAAATCACCCACTGAACCAGCTGCAATAAACATACCTGTAGTGATTTGACCTGACGACATTGCAGGTCTAAGGTATTCATAGGTCTGATCCATCTTAGGTGCAATACCAGCCTCCTCATGAAAGAAGTAAGTTACTGGACCCCCTACCCCTTTGGTAGCATTCTTTTCAAAAGACATTCCCTGTATCTTAGACATAAGCCCTTTACTTTGCTTACGCCCATTAATAGTAACCTCAATCTTTTGTTCCCAAAGCAAGGTTTTATCAGGGTTGGCTGGTCTATACCAGGCGGTATGTTCATTAAGAAAGTTCTTGTACTCGTCCAGGAATTTCCATGTACCCTCATCATTTACATAAGATTTAAGTGAAGCTCCCATTTTTAATACAGCACCTTCTTCAAACCAAAAAGAATTGATGAGTTTACCAGCATGAAAATATGACGAAGCTATCTGACGTTTTTTCAGGATAGCAGAATGTTTAAAGGTTGCTTCAGCTAACCATTCATATAAGGCCATGTGATACTGGGCATCTCTAACCTTAGCAAATCCATATTTCTTTTCTTCTTTATCATAGATTGGCAAGAAGTTTAACCACATATAGTAGTCCCTAGTTAAGTACCAAGTATTCTTTTCCCCCTCTATTATGACACCATTTCGGCATTTTATTTTTTGATCATCCCAATAATCAACAAATTCTTTTGACATAAAAGGAGCTATACAATAAACCCCAGACTTGTTGAATCTAGTGGCCTCAGCATTAAATATAAGGGTCTCTTCTGTAAACCCATATTCACCAGGCTCTTTAAAAAGTTCTTCTATAAACTTGACAAGTTCATTTTTATCACCGAACTTTACCACAGTCCAAGATGCTTCCTTAGTCTTATAACATGGGATACTGATATCACTCATTACATTTGATCATAAGATAGATTCTGACCTCCTCTAACAGATGACTTTTGCTCTTCTTGCAGATCACTATAGGCACCTTTAAAAGAATTTCTTATCTGTTCAAATTTAGCAGCAGCATTTACTACCTGATTAATATTCCCATCTCTTCCATGTTCTATAGGAGTCTTCTCCATATATGTAGCAAGACGGTCTAGCATAGATGCAATACCTTTATAAGCTCTATAAGTAGGAGTTTCATACAAACGTTTACATTCTACAAGAGCTTCTGTAATAGCTTTATCTTCAGGATCAAACTCAGGAAAATCTTTACCAGTTCGTAACTCTCTCATTATCAGTTCTTCTTTATCCCTATCAGGAATATTAAAGAAAGGATTCATATCAGGACTAGGACAGGTCATATAGAATAAATACGCATATATATCTAAATGATCTTCTTCATACTCTTCTCTAATAGTCTTTAAAAAACTAAGAGTGTAAGAATGCTCTGAAGGTATAACCGTCCCATTCTGAATGTCAAATAGCTTAACTAGCATTGTTTTGTTCTTTTAAATGTTTAAGAATGTTTACTACCTCTTCCTTAAGGTAAGGAAGCTCATAGTAAGCAATATCTTCAATAATGGGATCTCCTTGAGGATTACGTGCATGGATTGGATATCCATTATCATCTTCCCCTTCCTTTTTAAACTTGACGTGTTGAATAACCAAGTTACCCGGCTTAAGACGTCTGTTATGTTTGAGGATAATATACATGTAAAGGGAGAGCTGTAAATTATAATGGTTTAAATTACAATCGTCCAGGTGTTCTACAGGGGTATTCATCTTTTTAGATACACCTTCCCAATTCACATAAGACTTCTCCTTAATCTCTTTGTTAGTTTTGTAATCTGTGATGTGCACAAATCCATCTACTACTTCTACAAGATCTGACTGGCCAGAAATAGCCGCAGACTTTAAGTATACAAGTAGTTCAGGGTACACACCCTCTGTTAGCTTTTGATTAGGAGCATACTTCTTATTACCTTCAATAATAGGTCTTACTATAGGTACTTCCTTGCCATAACGCTGTATAGTGTTAAACTCAAGGAGATCACTCTCACGTTGATTATGATACCAGTTTCCTAACTCCATAGCTCTTTCAGCTTCTGTGTTCCAGATATTTTTTATCTGTTCAGGAGTTTTACCGTACCATTTTGACTTCTTGTTTTTAGATACCTTATCAGCAACTAACTCTTTATCAAAAGGTTGCTTATACTTACCTATTACACCAGTAGTACTAGTCCAACGGATTTCATCTCCGTCTGTACTTTTATAACTATGATTTTCTTCTGTAAATACTACAGACATAATTTACCATTTTCCTTCAGGACAAGAATCTTCAAGACTTCTAGTCTTAAACTCTAAAGAACAGCCACAACTACCACAACATGGTTGAGTACCTGGGGCAAAACACTTACTTCCTTTAAGATCTATGAGAGGACACTCTCTACAAATGTCCATTCTTACTTTAGCAACTGACTCAACATGTTCAGTTTTAAGTACATAGTTTGTAAATCCTTCTAGAATTCTGTGTCTTTTAGACCAAACCTCTTTAAGAGTCTGAATCCTTTTCTTTAGTGAATTCATTCTTATTTTTATCTAAAGTGTTAAACTTCTCTTTTACTAAATTTATCTTTTCCAAGTCCTCCTTATTCTTTCTATAAGAATCATACTTGGTAAACTCATGAGGATTTAGCTTTGTAAGGAGTCCTTCCTTATCATCCCCCATTTTCAAAAGCTTTGCTTTACGGATCTTAAAAGTCCCTAGCTTAGGTATGAGTACACTTGTATCTTCTAACGTGCTTAGAGCCTTTCTAACACGCTTATAAAAGAAATTTACAGCATCGTTGACCAACTCTTCATTCCAGTCATTGTCTTTTGCAATCTTATTCGTTATCTGCTTGTACTTTTTCGGCTTCAACTGCAACAAATTTAAAATCTAGTAATACGGTTCCGTTAACCTGAACGTTCAAACCTTTATGTAAACGAATAATCTTACGACTTTTACCTTCTTTAGTAAGTAGGTTTTTCTTTTCAGCTTTATTAATTGCATTACGCACAGACTGAGGCGTCTTAAAAATCTTCTTATCTGCAACCTTGTTACAAAAAGAAGTGAGTTCATCTTGTTCCAAAAGACCTAATTCAGTTAGACAGTTCAAATCTGAATCACTTACCTGAATATTATTCAAGAAACAGTGAGTCAAAATCTGGTACCTAACCACATCTCTCTTCTCAAGTTTAACCCGTTTATCTACTTTATTCACTAGCATCGTCAGCATCTTGATTTCCTTGCGTCATTTGTAATATATAAGCATCTGCCTGCAGTCTTTCTGCACGTGCTTTAGATACATCACGAAGAAGCTGTTCATATTCTAACTGCTTACTGAGATATACAATTTCGTTTTCATAAAAACCGTGTAGTTTTTCTTTACGCTCTTTGTATTCTTCTTCTGATAGTTGCTTGTCAGCCATCATTGTTGGTTTTAAGTTTACAATACTAATATACGAAATAAGTTTAAATATTTAAAATTTATTATTATCTTAGTCGTATGAGCACAACAATATACTTACAAGATCACAGTGGTGGGTTTCCAGATTGGTACATGAATACCACAGCACCTATTAACTTGACACTTAATTATTATTACGTTAGTGAGGTATATACTTACGATTTTTCTGACAACCCTGTGGCTAAATAGTTGGTCACAAGAGTGTAGTCCCTATAAACCAGTTACAAACTGGGAGCTAAGCGATAGTAAACACTACGCACTAGCTTATGTATCTTGCTTTCATGCCAGGGGTATAGTTGCTGAAGTAGGTTATGATCCAGTCTTTGTAGGATTTCTTACAATGGGTAAACGGCATCACAATGATGTTTACAGCTACCTGCAGTATGAATTTGTAATTCGCGAATCAAGAATCTACATAGGTCCCGCATATAGATTAAATAACAATCCTAGTTTACTTATAGGTAGAATGGGTATTGACTACAAAATCTATAAACCTTTATACACAACACTAAGTTTATTACAAGTAAATAACAAACTAAATTATGTCCATATAGGACTTAAACTAGTATTCTAATGTCAGATCAAAGAGAAGAAGGATATAGAGATATTCTTAGAGAAGAAAAAGAGTTCATGATTAGAAGACTTGAAGACATGCAAAAGAAAAAAGACATTGCTACTCTTCAGGATATGCTGGAAGTTAAAAACCACATTCAACAACTAAACAAGGAAATAAGTGAATCTTATAACCACACATCCAGTCAAAAAAAGTGATCTAGGTTTTCACGCCAATCTATTTGGTGGTAAACTTCTAGCCTGGTTAGATGCTGCAGCAGCCGCCTATGCAATGGAAGTTTGCGATACTCCACGCATGGTCACTGTAATGATTGATAAGTGCATCTTCAAAAGACCAGCTAAAGAAGGACAGCTAATAAAAATCTACGGGAAAGTAGTACACATCGGTACAACCTCTATAACCTTTTACCTAGAAGCTAGAGCACACAACGTATACTCAGGACAACAATCCGTTATTCTATCTACCAACATAAGATTTGTAAGAATAGATGAA